AATAGGAGTATCGTCGTCAGTTGCTACTGTTTGTTCTGCAAATGCTTTCTTAGTAAATGTGACTTTCATTTCATCAGTCACTTGTACACCAAATTTAGAGTAGAAGTCACCCACGTCACCGTAATCCTGATAATCATCTACAAGAATATTCAATGACCAAACTGTATCAAAATGAGACGTAGGATCTTCTCCAAATACTGGGTCTAAGTTTTTATATTTGCGTGGAAGATACTTAGCAGAAAATCCTATGACTTCTACTATTTCTTCTACCATATCCTTAATCATTGTAGATTGGGACATATTGTCAAACATTCCCATTTTATTACCCTACTAAAAAGTTTGTTGGCATTTCGTATTCAAGTGAGAATTGTTCTTCTAGTCTAAGAATTTCCTCATTTGCTTCGTCCCATAACTGTTGACCATTGACAACAATACCACCTGGAAGCGGCATACCATCAAATTGTTTCATATTAGAACCCCATTGCTTTTTAATCAATGCAGTTGTGTATTTCTTAATCCACTCATCGTTATATACATCAAGTGCATATGAAGTTCCAGTGTCTGGTGCTAAACCAACGAATGCTCTTAATACTATTTTAGAACCCTCATACCAAGTTTCCCCAGCAGTAGTACAAATTGATTCGGTTGAATAAGACGTCCAAGTTGCAGGTGATACACATAATGCTTCTGTTGTAAGTGATACGTCCGAACACACACCTTTAACATTACAAGATGGACCTAACATTGTGCCTGAATGTGAGTATAATCTATTGTTTGCTTTATTGAATGTAAAAGTTCTATCTGGTTTGAAATAATCAGAAATCAAATCTAGATGTTGCATAGTCATTTCAAAATATTGCATATTGACTTTTGTCAAGTCAAACATTTGGTCAAAGGCAATTTGATAACGAACATCATTCATTGCTTCTGAAGAATATCTTCCTGGTTCATAAATACGAGTAACAGCAACAACATCATCATTTAATGTTAAATATTGATTTGCTTCATCTGTTGCAGTAAATGCGATAGTTACATATTTTTCTTCAACACCATCATAGTGTCTTTCAACAAACATTTGAATAGCATCGTCAATTCTATCCATTGCCTGAGTATCGTCCACTTGTATTTCTACCTTTGGATAACCCAATCTACGATATGCGTATTCTTTTAATTCAGTTGCCGATTGTACTTTTGCCATAATAGTTCTCTTTATTAATATTTATACTACATCACTCCTAATGAGGATGCATTGTAATATACCTATGTATTTCATATATTTATATAAAAGGATCCTTTAGATGAAAAATCCCACAATTAGTGGGATTTTATAAGACTTTTATTTTTTAGATTTCAACATACTTATAGAGGTTTAAACGTTTCTTCGTCTATTTCTGAGTAGAATCTATCTTTTAGGTATCGATATAGTGTCGGGCAAGATTCTGCCTTCAGTCTCTGCCTTTCTAACTTTTCTTCCCATGCTCGTTCTGTTTGTACTAAACTATTGCTTCTGCTATTATCCCTAGCTGAACGTAATATACTTTCTACAGTCATCGATTCGGTTGTTATGTCCGAACCCTCCATAGTAAATACTCCATCATCATCACGGTTCTGTGTTTGGTTTTCTATGACCTCACCAAATGACTGATTATTCAAAGTTGTTGCGTTTACACTCGATAGATTTCTTCTGTTTAGGGAATGATTTGTTACTGGTGTCTGTCCCATACCGGCGGCAATATAAGGGATGCCTGCTAAATATGGAGGAAAAACATGCTCCCTCAGTTTTGCTATTGCTGGTCTTCCTATATTATCAGTTGCTCCTAATTGTCCGTCTATAAGAGTTTTTGTTGGTTCAAAATAATCAATTTCTTGAGTAACATGCCACCAATAAGGTGTATCTGTTCTCATTGAATTTGAATAATGATATGAAATAAATGTAAAGAATCCTTCTATTACATATCCCATTGTTGTGTTGAATGTATCTCTATCATATTTTGTTACTTTTTGCCTATGAAGGGTATCTGTTAGCATCTTAATTGCTTCGTGCCACAATAGGAGTCCAGTAGATTCCAATGGTTCTATAAATCCAATTGACATCCCAATGGCACATACATTGTTCACCCAAGGTTTTTTGTGATATCCGTGTTTTATGTTAATAAATTTATAATCTGCATCTTCCACTCTCTTCTTGCCTTCTTCCGTGTCTCCGCAAATCATTTTATCGCTAGTTAGGTATTTTTTAAATTGCTCCAGTGCTTCTTCTTCTGTGGCAAATTTACTTGAATATACATACCCACTACCAACTCTACTCCAAAGAGGTATATTCCAACACCACCCAGCATCATTGGTCGTGCAATTGGTCACTGCTTCTAATTCTTTTTCTTTATCTACATACGGGAGTTGTGTTGCAATAGCTCTATCATTTATTAAAGTTTCTCCAAACTCAGTAAACGGTGCATCATAAATTCCTTCTAATAGAAGGGACCTCATGCCAGTGCAATCTATAAACAAATCACCACTAATAACCTTTCCTTCTGAAGTGTTTATTGATTCTACAAAATTATGTTCGTCCATATTAGCAGAAACGTATTTATCTGAAATATATTTAACCCCTTTTGGTAAACAAAATTTGTCCTTTAAGAATTCCCCAAAAAGAGCAGCGTCTAAATGATAAGCAGAATCCCAATTCGGATTATAATTCGGGATACTACCGTCTTTATTATCATGAAACCTCCCTAAATCGCACATCTCTACCACAGAAGTGTGCACTTTAGCGAAATGATTATCGTCCCATTTGTCTCCGTGTTTTTGTTTTAATACAAACCAGTCCATTAACTCATAATTACTGTTAGAAAAGTCGAAATCACCAAAAGGGTAATGAAATCCCCCAGAATCCTTGTCCTTCCAGTCTGTGAATCTAATGGAGTTTTTGTATGATGCATTACAATATGGCATCCAATCATCGTCTTCCAAACCTAATGAATTTAAAAAATCATTAAAGTGTCCAAGTGTAGATTCACCAACACCCACAGTTGGAGTTCCTGGGTCTTCCAGTACTGTAATATCCTTTTCTGGATAATGTTTGCTTAATGTAGCTGCTGTCATCCACCCAGCAGAACCACCACCCACAATTACTATTTTATTACTCTTCATTATATATTTCCTTTATATTACTGTCCATTATTAAAAAGTGTTATTGTATTAATAGGAAAGTCGAGTTCCCTAACACTTTTCCTATTAATATCTATATAACTGTCAAATGGGTCCAACCCGAATAATTTCTCACATGCATTACAATCCCAACATTGATTTTTACATTTTCTTAATTTTAAAGCAACACCTTTTGCTTTAGGGTTTAATATCCAAATTGAAGAATCGACAAATTCTTTATTGTCGTCTGCATATGGAACGTTGTCTGAAACTATTTGTGCCGGAAGCATATACTCTAATGTTAATTCATGTTTGCTGTTTAATATTTGACTGAAGGACTCAAATTGAACCGTTTCTTTTTCCCCATTCTCATCATTAAATAATACAGGTCGTGACCATTTGTTGTTTAGTTTCACTTTATTGTGATATGCCCAACCAAACTTATATGGGTGTTTATATTCGAGTCTGTCTATGATCTTTAGAATTCCACCCATTCTTCCTGAGAATTTTAATATATCAGTCAATCCCAGAAGTGTTTTTAAGGATTCTTTTCCTACTACAGTAAGGTCTGTTCCCATTCTAGGCAAATCTACATAATCACCTTGCCTCCATACATTACAAGATAAATTGGCGTGGTTGCTCCAGTAGTCATGACTTGTATCTGCCTGCATATCATCATGTTCTTTTTTGAAAAGGCAGTTTGGGGCGCAGGCCTCAGTTACCAAAAGGGATGTTTTTAATTTTGGGTATTTTAATTGAAGTTTTTTGATATTTTCTAACTCGGGCCAGTTTCTATTCAATGACCTATCTAGCAAAATAATATCATAACCGATTTTATAATAATCCAAAACCTCCTGTGCATTATCTACCATATGATTAACGGTATTTTTCCATTTCATTTTAGGAAATTCATAATGAAGTCTTCCCGTGGACATCATATGAGTATTAGATATTGTACAAGAACGAACTCCTCTGTCGTACCACCACTTGATATGATTTACAAATTCGTCAAGGTAAACGCTTGTGAGTTTTTTGTCGATAACTAATGAATTGAATGTTAATGATATTGGAACATTCAATTCATTGTTGATTTTTAATAGATATTCGTGGTGTGCCTTGTCTGGCACTGCAGACATGATATCCCCATAAAAACACTTACCGTCTTTTGATTGGAATGGGTCAGAAAAGTAGATATCTGATATTTCATCTTTATACTCTTGTGATGATTTCTCTAAAAGATAGTAATAAGAGTATTCTTCTTCTGAAAATGATGGGTATGGGAAAGAAAACTTCCCCTTCAGGTTGATGCTCATAATATAAATTCCATATTGTCGTATTATTAATATTATATATACGACAATAAAAACGAACCCTTTATATTAGTATAAATTAGGACCGCCACCCATTGCAATTAACGAAGTCAATCTAGAGATTGCTTCTTCGTCATTAACACTTGTTGCGAAAGCAAGTTCACCTGCTAATTTATCTAATGCCGCTAATTTTGCATTGTCGTGACACATTTGTGGGTCGTCTTTAGGGTACATTGCTTTAACATTATTAATGTGTGTTGTCCATTCATCGGCCTCGTCACCCATAACACCACCGTTAGCAAGATGATGATATATCATATCTAACTGATCGCCTGGATCTAGGTATGCAGTTTGTCTTCTTCTGCCATACTCGGCGAATAACTGGGGGTCGTTATTGATATCAGGAGCTCTTAATGTTTTAAATGATCCATCTTCGTTTGTTACTGTAATCCAAGAGTCATTAGCATCATCAGGCACTTGTACCCATTCCATGCCATCAGAAACTGGAAACTCTTCTTTGCCGAGATCCGATGTTGTCTTGGTTCCTTTACAAAATATTGCGTTCTTCATTTTAATTTCTCCTTAACCTATTTGTATTCATATACGATAACTGCACCAGTCGCTGCTTCGCAACCAGAACCGTTTCCATAACAAGGACCACCGCCGCCAGGAGCACCATGATGCCAAGATTGGCATCTATTGTGTCCACCAGATGGTCCATTACCAAAGTAAGAAGAACCACCTGAACCAGCGTGAGATCCACTAGAATGTCCTTCACCAGAACCACCAAACATAGTTATATCGCCACTGGTTCCGTGTCCACCGTGTCCACCAGTATGTTGTCCGTTGCAGTTTGCACCTCGACCACCATTAGCAGAAACATAACCACCAAAAGAAGAACTTCCTCCTGTGCCAGCACAACCTGCATAACCAGAACCACCACCTCGATTTCCTACAGTGACTGTTACTGTACTAGAAACTGAAGCGGCATCCATGTGTCGTTCTGCATAACCACCAGCACCACCAGTTTCGCCATAACCTGAAGCACCACCGCCACCACCTACAATCATTATTTTAATTTTCTGTGTGCCTGCACCTTTAGTCCAAGTATAAGAACCTCCGTTAGAACCATATCCAGTATTAGCGTTGCCTGTATTTTGATCCTGCATCCACTGACCACTATATGTCATGATTCTCCAAGGTTTAACATCAACTACCTCAATACCTGTAAGAGAAGCGGCACCTACTGCTGGTAAATTACCAGAACTATCTAGTTGAACAATTTGGTTTGCACCAGTACCAACATTCAAGTATCCAGCAGTACCAAGAGCACTTAACTCATTTGCAACTGTAGCAGGAATTCCACCAATTGCTAAATTGGTTGCATCTTCTAAATTATCCATTGATGTTAGAATAGCACCTAAATCACCACCAACAGCAGCTTGTGTATCTGCCAAGTCATCAGAAACTTGTTGAAGTGCATTTGCAACATCAACATCAATTGCTTGAGTTAATGCTTGATTGACAACAGCAATTTGTTCTATTGTACTTAAATCAGAGGCAATTAATGCATCCTTTAATTTTTTAATTTTCCCGAGGGTTAAAATATCCATTGTCTATTTCCTTAATTATTTAATTTGTCATTATATATAAAATTATACTTCTTCCCAAGCATCAACCAACGAAATAATACCAGATGTATTATATGTTGCTCCGTCAAATTGGTAAGTTCTGTAAAGTAATGAATCTGGAGTTCCTTCTACCCATGATTGTAACTTAAATTCCCAAGAGTCATTTAAAGTATGTCCATTTGGATTAGCAAACTGAATCATGATACCATTTTTAAAATTGGTTCCTGATGTGTTTAATGCACTAAACGGAGAAGCGTCTGTATTTCCATTAGGTCCATATAATGCCAAATCTGTATCAACGTTATTAATCGCAGAACCGATATATAACACAGGTCCATCAATTGTAACTTGTGGGGTTTTGTATGCAGAACCAGAATTAGTTATTGTTATTGAAGATACAGCACCTTGAGCATTTAACTCAGCAGTAGCAGTAGCACCAAAACCTGTAGGATTTGGATCAATATCAACAATAGTAACACGTTGAGAACCATCTACATAATCTTGCCAATCATTAATAATAGTAATTGCTCCAACACCATCATTTAATGATGCACTAGAAGAGAATGAACCAGCAACAGTTTTAGTATTGCCCCACATTCCGATTGGGTCTACCATAATAGCAGTTGGGATAGTATATCCAGTTCCACGTCCAGTCATTGTGATTGATTCAACATATGTGTTCATATCAGTAGAGAACGCACCACCAGAACCATTTTCACTAAGGATAACAAAATCGATATCTGTGTATCCAGTACCACCATTGGTAACAGTAACAGAAGTAATTTCACCAGAACCACCAACTCCAGAAATTGTTGCTAGAGCACCAGTTCCGAATAGTTTAGATCCATCTGAAAATACTTCGCCAGTTGGGTCTGTGATAACAATTTTATCTGTTATTAGATAACCTGAACCACCGTTGGTAACATTAATTACACCTAAATTACGTTTAATATTAGGAGTTCCGAATGCACCCTCACCAGAACCAGAAATATCCATAACACGTACAGTATCTCCAGAAACATAATCAATACCACGTTCTTCGACTGCAACGTTAATTAACGTACCGCCTGCATCAATAGTACCTTTAGCACGACAACCACCACCAGTCGATGTAATTACATCGACAAGAACTTCTGAGTTTCTAACATGCATTTGACCAGCACCTGACATACCAGTACCTATTAAGTCATATGTGTCTGTAATTTGTGTATCTTTAGTGATTAAGTAATCCCAAACTCCATTCTGTGGAATATTTGGGGACTTGAATGCACCTAATACGTGTTCAACATCATGACCAGAAAGGTCTGTGTTTGTGAATCTAATTGTATCACCAACTCTAGCAGAAATAGAAGCAGGAACAAATGCGTTATTCTGAAGTTGTACATTAATAGTTTTCGCTGAAGTGGTTGTGTATCCTGCTCCAGGAGTTGATATATTAATTGAAGTAATACAACCATTAGAAAGTGATGCATTAGCAGTTGCAGTTGCAGTATTGGTTCCAGAGATTGCAATATTAACGGCTGTATATCCAATACCACCATTTTCAATAACCATTTCAGCAATTGAAGCACCTGCACCCAATGGGTCTGTCTGTAATATAACGTATGCCGAAGCACCAGTTCCGTCACCAGTAATTATAACTGGAATAGTTGGGTTAATATTATTACCAGAAGAAACTGGACCATGGTCATGAGTACCTGTAGAATAAGTGCCATCAGCAAGCATTTCAAACATAAACAATCCAAGGAAAGCATTCCATATAACAGTCACGTCATGAGTGTGTCCTGAGTCAACAGTCGTCTTAGTAATTGCAATACCAGAGTCAGCAATGCTAGGGTTGCCCTTAATTGTATTAACTTCGTCTTGTGTTAATGTTATTTGATGCGTATGAGCTGCTGCTCCACCAACATCAGGCAATTCAACTGCCCAATATCCAGTATATCCTGCTCCAGGGCTTGTTAAAGTGATATCAGAAACAGTTCCGTTTCCAATTGTCAGTGAACAAATTGAACCACCACCAGCACCCTGATCAACAATACGTGTAAACGCATTATCAGAATACCCTTTACCACCATAAGAAATATCGATATCAGAACAACCATTATCGTAAACAGCAGCACAAACAGCACCTGTGCCTAATTTACCGTTGTGGTCGATTGTATATGCATATGTATCAATGAAACCTGAATCGTCAGAAATAAATACATCATAAATCATACCGTCTGATAATGTAGAATCGTAAGATTCTCCTGGCAAATTATATTCATAAGAACGACTAAAGTCATTAAGAATAGAAACTGTAGAATCAAAATATTCTTCACACTTACTAGGAGTATCAAAAGCACTCACACCACTGCCATCAATATAAGAAGCACCCATTGTAGTTGTGACACCGTGTCCTACTAATGAAGAGATTGAATCGTGACAATATGAAGAGTATGGTTTGAATAAAATTGTACTTTCGTCTTCACCAAACTGACCCTGTACACCATTAGAATATAAATTACCTGCAATATCTTTAATAGTTATAAAATCACCAGCTTGCATTCCATCAAATAGCATTGCATAACTTGTTCCACGAGTGATTGTAAGATTTGGATTATCAACATCAGGAATAGATGTATTATTTAAAATTGTTAAATCTGTAGCAGCGTCACCATTAATTTCATGACCAGTAACTCTAAACGCATTACTTCCGCCTGCATCGGTATTAATAACAAATTGATAAGATTTTACTTGCTGAATTCCTGTCTTAAGTCCTTCATCATCATATGTTAATATTTGATGATTAACGAAAGGTCTTACTTCACCAGAAATTTCTAGTTCTTCACCATAAGAAGCGACAGTTTCGTCTTCATTATAACTAATATGATGAGTAGTAAAATCACCTTCTTTGAAATAAGTTATTAATCTGTCAGAGTTATATTTGTAACCAACCTCAAACGAAATATTCTTCGTCATTAGTAAGTCAGCAACTAATTGATTAGTTTGATGTACAGAATAACCTGAATCTGTGGCACCAGTAGTATAGTTTGCTAAGTTCGATTCTAAATCTTCAAGCGCTTGTGTAATAATAGCATCTTGGTATTGTACATGAACTGTGTAGTCTGTCATTAATTGCTGTAACGTAGTTGAAATATTAGTTTCAAGTAAGTTCGCATTATCAGAAAGAATCACACCAGAGTTATTTGCCCATGGTATGAATATATCATTAACGAATTCTTTAACTTCGTTGTTGATATATGTCTCAACGGCGTTCATTGCCTCATTAGTTCTTACAACAACTTCATTCTTAAATGTGTTTTGTTGTGCCTCTAATGGGGTAGCAATGTTTGAATTTAACCAAGTCTTCATTGAAGATGCCATAGCATTCAACTTAGTTGGAATCATTACCGCAGGGGTATTAGTATAAATTTCTACCTCATTAGCATATTCGCCAATGTCAATAGAGTCGAAAGTGATATTTGGAATATCATTAAACGGATTGACCGCATGGGTGATTGTATCTAATGTAATAGACATTTATGTCTCCTAAAATCTTAAAAAATCAATTTATTATAGTATTATTTATATTTATAAACAATATTTGCCTTTATTTTATTTGAGGGAAATTACTTCCCTCGTTTTATTTCTTTACTCAATTCGTCTAAATGCATCAACTAATGTTACTTGATCACCAGTTAAAGTAGTTATAACAAGGTCAGAATCAACTAACGGTGTCATACCATTAACAACGAACGTAATCAGTGTTGGAATATGAATATCAGTAACAACTTGCTCAACTCCGCCAATAGTCAATAGCATATCCGACTTGAATCCAGTGCCTTCAACAGTAATTATTGTAGTATCAGCATAACCAACATTATCAGAAATCCAAACAACTTTCAGGTTGTCTAATAATTCTTCTTGTCTCAATGCAACATCATAGTATTGTTCAACAACGTTCTCACCATAAGATTCTAATGTTCTGAATCCAGTTAATACTTGACCAGTATAATCTTCATTTTCTTTATCAATATGATGTTGTCTCCAACGTTCTTCACCACCAATAGGCATACCAAACACATTCAATCCACGTGCAAGTAATAAATACTCATCCGAAGAAAGGTTAGGAATAGTTTTAACTGAAACGTTGTCCCAATTAGTGAATCCATTTCCAATTGTAGTAAGTGTTAAGTAACAAATACCAGTAGAGGTTGATGAAAATACGAAATCCCTATGCCCCTCATACTCACCTTCAAAGAGTGTGAATAATGCATATTGACTGTCGTCAGGTGCAGGTCCAATTTTAATAGCTGAATCTGCTGGTCTATCAACATCTAGATACACTTTATAGTTTTCACCCTCAACAACTGCGAATGAAATATATGCAATACCTCTATTATTTGGACCAGTTCCAGATGTATGGATAGACTCAGTAGAGTGGTCAATATATGCATCACCACCAACTTCTGGCATAAATGCCCAATTCTCTTCAAGTAGTTTAACTGACACATCATCAATCGAACCTTTAAATCCTCTACTGTAATAGAAAGGAGAGTCTAGTTCTTCTGGACGTCCGTCAATATCACCTATAAAGTGAATCTTATCATCGTAGTCACCGGCTCTAATATGAATAGTTCTTGTTCCTTCTTCAACAATACCAGTTGTGGAATGGTCTATAATAGGAATTTGAACTTCATGAAGTCTAACTGAATTAATAATACCTGTACCGTTCACTTTAATTGAAGCAGTATTACCGATTGTTCCTTCAATAGGAATAATATGATTGCCAACACTATTAATAACATCAGTTGTGATTTCATTATCACCAGTACCTAATGCGAAAATAATATCAGAAGTAACATCAACAATCTCAGTTTCAGCAACATCGTCATGGTCTTCCCAGAACGTGTATGTAGGAATTCTTATTCCAGAATCTTTTTCAGTAAGTTCAATTGCATCGTGAACGTGGTCTTCGTTGTCATCAGAAACTAAAGTAAAACCACTATTCAACCCATCAGCAACATATGCTATAACTATTCCATGAGCATGAGTCAAATCTGTTTGAGTCAAGTTTGACATATCTAACTCATCAACTGTTCCTGAAATTAGGTCGTTATAATCATCATACGAACATATGTATGTATGAGGATGATCATCTGGACCACCAGATATTGTAAACACAATACTAACTAACGATGAATCGTAAACAACAGTAAATGTATGTTCATATAACGTAGCATGAATTGGATCAGTTTGAAGTGTAGTTACAGTAGCACCTTCATTAAATCTAAGGAAATCATATTCAGATTGAGTTAGTTCGAAAGTATGTTCGTGATTTGCATTACCAAATACTCTAAAGTTATGAATAGTACCAGAAACACTCTCGACGTTCATCTGTATTTCATATTCAGCACTGTTGCTAAGGTTTTCAGTAAACGTATATGTGATAACTTCATCAACTGAGTCAATGAAGTTCAATTTACTATTAGATAATGAAATTGAAGTGCCTGACGTAGTCCAGTTAATTGATGAAGCATTTGTAGCATCAAAGTTCCAGTTTTTAATTAAGTTGTAAGGATTACTTCCTAATGCTAACTGTAAACGACCTTGAGAACCATCACCTTCAGGGTCAAGGTCTGCGACGTTATATGTAATTTCATAAAGTGAACCTGACTGGAATGGAACCGTCTGACTAATTTCAGAAAGTGATTGTACAGTACCATCTGCCGTTGCTCTACCTATAACAGTGTCCCAACCCTCACCAAAGAACCAAGCATTTTGTCCTGTTACTCTTTCTCTTAAAGAAATATTATCTAGTTTACCAACGCCAGTTGCGATAATAACCATCTTAGTAGTATTTACTGGAGCAATTAATGTTTCAGTATATAAACCAACAACAGTATTAATAGCTCCTTCAACGGTAGTATCACCAACTAATCTAACTTGAATAGTTCCTGTTTCGAATCCACCAGCATCAACAAATGATTCTAAAACTTCATAACCGATTTCATATTCTTCACCGTCTGCAACAGAACCAGTAACAATTTGTTCCAATGTTCCACCCTGTTGGGCGTCTGTAGTGAATGCAGTTCCTGCTTCAACTTGGAAAGAACCGATTTCAGTCCAAGGCGATTCAGTAAACGCAACATTACTCAGTGTGAAGTTTGTTCTTTCTCCTGCTTTAGTGCTGATATAGAACTTGGCATCACCAGTAAAGTCATTACTAATCATAAACGTTTCAGAGCCGGCACCTTTAGTCATTTCAACTTCGTCTACCCATTGTTCAGTACCTAATTCAATATTACGAACTTGCACAGTAGGAGTAATACCTAATCCGGCTGCAGTAATCAAATTACCAACACCAGTGAGTTGTGCTTGAGTTCCTTGAACTGGGAATGCATATTCCGGATTAGGTTGTACTTGGAAGAAATTTGGTCCAGTTCCGTTATCAACAACAATCTTATCTTGAATATGTAAAGGGGTGTACATATTGTCTTGACCGTGATGGTAATAAACAATAACAGGTTCACCGACACCAACCGATGGCAAATCAACTACATTGATTACACCACCCATAGATCCATGCCAACCACATTGATAGAATAACGTATCAGGTGCAGATTCAGCAATAGTAATTTCAACTACTCCGTACTTAGGAACACCACTATCGTCGTTGCCCCATAAGTTTAATATATCACCTTCACTTTGTACACCAGCACCAAATTCAGTTCTAGTACCAGTTACACCAAGAGTGTATTCTCCAAAATATACACCTGGAGTGAAATGAGATCCATCATCAGTTGTAAAATAGAAAGGGTGTCCAGCAGAATTCACGTGGAATCTGTAAGTACCACCACGGTATAAATTCAATGTACGGTTAGTACCTTCAATCATTCCCGATTTATCAAATTTGTATAGTCCGTTGTATGCTTCAACATTGTATGAACCATTTAAATCTCCTGGGGCGATAAATGGTCCTAGACCAGATGTACCATCAGAACCAGTAAGACCAAAGTCTTCAGGAATGTTCCATGTAAATTCTTGAGAGAAGTTGCCAATAAATTGCGACATTCTCCATTGAGCAAGACCGACTTCATCAGTAGGGTTTAATGCAACACAAGCATCCTCAGTGTCAACACCATTATAGTACCAACCATCAACGTCTAATTCTTCACACCAACCACCTAACGACGCACAGTCTGGGAATGGTTCATTACCAACCCAAGTACCAGGCTCCTCTTCAGTGTTTACAAAGTCGTTATGGTCACCAGAAACAATTGTTAATCCATGATTTGCTCTCATTGATACACAGTTTTCACCGTCATTATCAACAAACCCTGATGTAACTAAATTGTCCCAACCTGCACCTGTAATTTCTTTAATACCAGCAGCGTGTAAGTACATTTGAATAGGATCTTCTGCAGCAGTGTGTGCTAAAGTGCTCCAAGCATTATTAATAAATTTATAAGAACCACCACGGTAAAGGGTGAAACCACCATTAGTACCGTCATTACCACCGAATGATTCATGTATTGCTTCGTCCCTTTGGTAAGGAGCATATGAAATATCTGTTCTGTCCCACCATGACCAGTACCAAGGAGTATCTTGAGCACCTTCAACAACTGTGGCATTTGGATCTGCCAACGTGATTGTTGTTTGTGTATCAACAATAATTTCTAAATTTTCAGTAGGTCCATAACCATCACCAAG